TCCAGTAGGACCGCTCATTGGTTGAACGCCAGCCAGGTCATAAGCGACCAGGTTAGGCATTGAACGGCGGATCAGAGAGATCAGAACTGGATCGAAACCTGCGGTAGGACCAGCAGCGGTTGCATCGCCACCAAAACCACCTGAACCACCAGCAGCATTAGCTGCGTTGGTTGGAGTTTCGGTCAGGAATGAACCTGACTGTGAGAAAGCATTTTGCTCTCTGAGGAATTTTTCTTGGTTTTCTAGCAGGACTGCGGTTACCGCTCTTCTGTGCGAATCTTTGATTGGATCAAGACCCTCATAGTTGAGGAGAGGTGCCCACTTTTCCTGCAGATGCTCTGACATGAACATTTGCTTTTACCTTTGTTGTGTGGATGTTTTGTTTGAATTATATTAAATTCAATTATTTGCTAAATCTTGAAAGTGTATTCAGATAGTGTGCCATTGTACCTGAGATTGACTCAGGTGAATTGTCTACACCTTCTGAAAGAGATTCAGTTCTAGCTTTTGGAGATGAAACTTTTGAAGGAAAATATGCTTCCTTCAAGGTCTCCAGTTTTTCACGATATTCTTCTTCACTTTCAAACTCAACACTTTCGGCAAGTGAAGCGAGCTTGTCTTTCTGAGTAGCAGCGAGGCCCTCAGAAACCTGATCAAAGATTCCGTCAGCAACCGACTCTGCGAGACGCTTGTTTAGGGAAACATTCTTCTCAATTTGCTCGTTGAGTTTTGTCTCCATTTCATCAAGTTTTTCTACCATGCTCTCAAGCACATCATATTTATCTTCAGGGATTGATACATAATGTTCTTCAAAAAGTCCTTTCAGACCGGTCATGAAGGAATTGGTTAACTCTTCCTTCAGACCACCTTCAATAGCGAGTGAATTCTCTTGGAACCACTCGTCTGCAACATACTCAAGGTAAGAATCAACACGCTCCGAAAGAGCTGCTGAGATTTCTTGAACCTCTTCGACTAGACGCTCTTCATATTGAGCCTCAAGAGATTCCTTAACTTGGTTTACTCTTGAGATAATTGCAGCTTCAAAAATTGTCTTTGCTTTTTCCTTGAACTCTTCTGAGAGTTCTTCGCCTTCGATGAGGGCGTTGACATCTTCTTCGATGTCATACTGCTCTTCAACTACTTCTTCTTCACCTTCTTCTTCCTCTTCTTCTCCCTCTTCGGAAATTACAGATTCAATCTCTTCAGTCTCTTCTTCGGAGATTAGATCTTCATCTTCGAGTTCTTCTTCTTCCTTCATGCCATGCATTGCTTCGGCAGGTTTAGCACCTTTGTTTACAACATCTTTAACTTGCTTAAGTGTAGCACCTGGTGTCTTCAGTTTTGCTGAATCATCATCAGACTTATAATTTTCTGGCGTAGGACCTCCAAGATCTTCCCAAGAACCAGTTTGTCCTGGAGTTACCCCAGAGAGGCTTGGCATTGAATCTGCTGCCTTTGCATTAGCGTTAACGGCAGTTTTGGATTGCTTAGTGCCTACTTCCATTTCTTGTAATTGTTTACCACGAGACATTTGAACTCTCCGATTTTCCTGTATGAAATCTATATTTATTTATAAATTAATAAATTACAACGAATTAATGAAATTGTTGAATAAGTTTAGTTTATGCTCTTCTAGTCTCTTTTGATCTACAAGAGTATTAATTCTTCTTTGAGTTTGTTCTGCAAGTTTTTCACGAAGAATGCCACCATCCCAAATCCACTCTTTCCCTTCCATAATTCCTTGGACAAAAGCATCGGGAGCAGAAGGATCGGCAACGATATCAGCTGCAGTTGCAAGCATAAAATCCTCACCTACTTCATTAAAACCTTCTTTGGTTGGTCTTAGCGAACCAATACCACGAGAAGAAACGCCTAAACAAACTCCTTCTTTGAGAAGAGATTCGGCAATCTTACCCATTGGTGTAGATAAGATTTGTGCCTTACCAATGAAATTATTACCTTCTCTTTGGAGATCGACAATCTTATGAGAAACTCTGTCTAGATTAACAGTAGGTCCATCTGGATGTCCAAGTTCACCTAAAGCACGACCTTTATTGACATACTGTTCCGTATAACGCTTTACTTCTCTTTCCATAACAGGCATACGGTACATTCTACCGTTTCTGTTTACCTGCTCTGCTTGGAGAAAAACTCCTTTAATGAAAAGATTTTTCTTACCGTTTACATTTTCAGTAAGAACTTCTACCTTTTCGATTTCTTCTCTGATTAGTTTCATCTTAGGCATTTCCTGAAATTTGAACTTGTTGATAATATAAAGTTCCGGCACCTACACCAAAAACAGATACCTTATTCGAAGATGTGATCGTTGCATCGGGATCATTAAATGCGGTTAGAATACCACTTGAGTCATAGTCAACTGTCATTCTCACTTGGAAATATCCATTAACACCCGAGGATGTATCGATTGAAAGAACTTTTTGATGAGAAAAATTATGATATGTTGAGCCAGTTAAGGTTACATAATCACCAACTCCAAAAGGAATTTGTGTTCCTTCAGGTGCATTAATAATTGTTGTTGCTCCAGTCGTAACCCCAGCAACTCTATTTGATGCCTTTGTTAATGCTAGAGTTTCCACTGTTCCAGATGAAACATAGTAATCAGATCTTGTTGCCGATGGAGTTGCGCCAACAGCAACATGAGCACCACCACCAACAGCAACTACTCTAATAACACTTGATTGGACGGAAAATGCTGTAGATGTCGTCGCAGTTCCAGATGTAAATGCAACAGATGATCCAGCACCTACTGGTCTATGAGCCATTATTTTTATTAATACACTTTGAGTTATTTATTTATTCTTCTTCTTCAGAATTTTCAGGAACAATAAATTGATCTTCTCCAAATAAACCTGATGCTACTTCAGGTCTAAAAGAATCAATTTTTTCTGCTGACTTGGCAAAAAGAATGTCTTTAATTTTATCACTGATTTGTGCTGGTGATTCGTCAGCGATAATCATATCCAGAAGTTCATCCATCGTCTTAATTCAAATTGTAATCTCTTGTATTTATATTGTGCCACCCTTAGGCATTTTCATTGGGCCTGCATCAACTTCTGCAACTTTTGCATCAGCATTTACTGATGATGCATCAACTTCAGGTTCCATTACTGGTTGACCCAAATCCATTTGTTGTTGATCCATTGGCATACCTGTATTTGGATCTACTGGAATACTTGGATCTGGAATTATTCCTTTTTGAATCTCTTTCTTAATTAGAGCATCTTCCTCAATAATTTCTTGGTCGGTTTGGCGAAGAATTTTTCTTCTTAAATAGTCTTGAGAGAAATATTTTCCAACATATGGTTCTGCGGTTTGAACCATTGCAAGCCTTTCGTTGAGAAGTTCTGCTTCCTTTAATTCTGCAAAATGATTGTCATACAAGAAGTCATATTGAATATGCTCTTCCATAATTTCCCAATCTTCTGGGGTAATAATATTTTTGAGAATCAATTGAGTTTTCAACATATCATTGAACATGTACGAAAATCTCTTTCTCAGTCTTGCAACAAACTTACTAAATTTAACTTCATCACGGAGAATTTCTGAAGAGCGACCTAGATTGAAACCACCTTCACCACCAATTCTTGTTGTTGGGACATTTAGAGATCTATAAAGTTTTTCCTGGAAATAATTAATGTCTGTAATTTCACCAAGATTCTGGCCACCAGGAAGAGTTGTAATTTCAGTTCCTCTGCCACCTTCACGGCGAGGAAGCCAGAAATCTTCAAGCATACTCATGAACTTTTTATCATCACGAATTTCTCCAGTTGATGCATCGTATACAAGTTTGTTACGATAACGCATCATAACATCACGGAGATATTGCTCTGCTTTTACTTTTGGAAGATTGCCAACATCAATATAAAAAATTCTTCTTTCTGGGGCACGAGACAATCTATAGATAACAAGTGAGTCCTCAATCATTCTAAGTTGATTGAGTGACTTAATTGCTTTATGAAGATATGAAAGTGTTGATCCCTTATTTCTATCTACTAAACCGGAAGTGCAATATGTGACTGAATCTCTAGTCATTTTAATGCCACCTGATCCACCTAAAGCAGATGGGTTGTTGGTGGGATAATTCATCTTTGGATTGTAGATGAAATACTCTTCAATCTCAGGAAACTCATAATCCATGGGATTGTCAGTATTCACATTAGATAATCTAAAATTATCGTTACTCTTCTTTTTTTGTTGGCGAACATAACGCATTTTCATTGCGTCAATATATCGAAGCTCTTGAATTCCTTCTTGTGGTTTTTTTAAATCAATTACTTTGTGATAAAATAATCTTCCGTCAATATACCAATTTCTATAGATTTCGTGTGATTTCCTATCGAAATCTAAAAGTTCTAAGATATATTTAAATTCTTTTCTTATCTTTGTCTTTATACCATCACTGGCATTTAAGTTTGAAAGTTCAATTTGAACAGGACTATCATTTGTATCCGATACAATTGCTTCATTTACAATATCTTCAATGGCACTATCACATTCTGGATGAAGTGCCATTTCACGATATCTTTTAATTAAATCAAATTCTGTTCTATATACCCCTTCTATATCAACATAGGAACCAAAAAAACCACTAGTCAAATAATGGTCAACCCCGTCCTCATTATTGGGAGGAACGGGGGAAACCGCATTTGGTGATAGTGGCTCAGTATTCTCAATAGAGAATCCAAATAATTTTGCCATAATTTATTAAACTGATAACTTCCTTTTCAGTATTTATGCGATCAAATTACGCTTGATCTTTTGTCCAAGCTCCTGGTTCCCAGTATTGAACTTGGAACTCTACGGTATACTCTTCAATAGTATCACTTGCATCATATGAAAGATCAATTGCAGAAATATTAGTTGGAAAAATATCAAAGAAAGTATATGTTTTTAGTGGAGTAAGTGTAGTTCCACTTACAGAACCTGAATTTGTAGTGGATTCGATACCATTATCAGCACCTCTTCCAAGTTGATGGACAAGTGCATTTGTCATGTATGATCCTGGATTAGTTGCTCCAGTATTATTTGAGTTCTTGCTCATACCTTGCATCCATGCTTCGAATGCATTTCTAAGTAAGAAATTCTCATCATTAATAACAGTGACAGTCCAAACATCGAAAGTTCTGTCTCCAGCAACCTTCAGTGTACGACCTCTAAATGGAACTTCGATAGGTGCAATATTTGATGCTGGAAGAGCAGCAGATTTGCACATAAATTTGAACAAATCTGCTTCTTGGTTGTCTCCAGTTCTCCAAACATTTCCTCCTGCAGCAACAGGGAATGATGGAATTTCAACTTCGAATAAATTGGGTCTCGCTCCTCCACCAGATAATTTTGATTTGAAAGCGGTGATTGTTCTGAGAGTGGACATTTTGAGTTCCTCCTTCTGTAATTAATTTAGGTTAGATTAAACTGATCCAGCCACTTCTTCAAAACTTACACCCGTTCTAGTGGCAACGAATGTGAGTGTAATATAGTTGATTGACTTGGTTGGTTTCAGGAAAATATCAGCTCTGAACTCATTATTATCAATGACATCTGGAGTGTTATTTGTTTCATCGCAGATTACTACGAAGTCATAAATTCCTCTCTTTGCCTGAACATCACGCAGATATGGTTCAACAATGTTGACGAAGTTTGATCTTGTTGTTTGATCGTTTAATTCAAACAGTTGTGCTTGTGCTGATCTTTCGAGTGCTTGCTCTACTGTTAGGAACAATCTGCGAACATTGATTCTATCGAATGCTGAAGGATATGAAAGTGCAGTCTTATCACCGAAGAGAAGAACTCCAGTTCCAGGTTGATTTACAATCGCATTGACTCTAGAGGTGTAGAGAAGATCTCTTTGCGCTTTAGAAGGATTATATGCTAACTTAATAGCATTGTTTAGAACACCTCTCTGTTGGCCCGCTGGAGAGAACCATGGGAATCCAGTAACATTCGTTCTGGTCATCAATCCGGCAATGTCTCCATTGCAAGGAATATATCTGAATATATTATTGAAGCGATCATAAGTATACTTATAACCACTATCAAAAATAGCATAAGATGAAGAAGTAACTGGTGAGAAGAATCTGATCACATTATCAGTTTGTGTATTGCTATTTGTAACATCTACAACACCTGCTCTATGTGGAGAAATAACTGCCACACAATCTTTTCTACTTTCTGCAACAGCAATTAGTTTATTTGCTTTTGCTTGAGACTCTGATTCTTCTAAGAGGCCTGGTCCATTTAGCAAGTAGTCAACTTGAATTTCATCCTTGTTGGAGAAAAGATCATATGCAGTAGAAATTGAACCAAGATCTGCTTGCATTCCACCAGCAGCAGAGTAATCAACACCACCACTTAACGAGTATGTTTTGTTTCCAATTGCACTAAAGGTAATTCCTTGTGCATTTTGTCCCCAAAGACCTTGACCAATTGTATATTTGGTGAATGAAGTGGAGAAACCAGTTGCTACTGGAACAGTGCCATTATAAGCATCCGCTGCTTGAGATGGATTATATCCTGCATACAGATATTGTGAAAAATCTGCAAGATAATTCTTATACCAGATCTTCTGTGGAGAATTAACCTGAGAAACTGAATCAAGTGCTTTAGAAACACTTACATGCTTCTCAAGAAGATTTCCTTGAATTCCAGTTACAGATCCGTTATCATCTACGATAGCGATGTGCATCGCATCGTTCTTTCCATTTCTTGCTGCAGAGTATGCGTTAGTTCTTGGTTTTGGTGCAATTGACTTCCAGTAAATAACTGAATTTGTCAAACCAAGAGTTTGTTGATCATACCAATCGAGTACTTGACCTGCAGCAGCCCCAGAGCTCGCTGACAGACCAGTATTTATTCCTGAGTTATTTACGAAATAAAGAGTGTCTGATAGACCAAATGAAGCAACTGAATTTCCTTCAGAATAAGTTACTGATGTTTCTGTTCCTGCAGAAGAAACTCTTGAAACAATCTTAACATCAATTGTGCTGCTTCCGTTTGTAGTATCAGTAGAAACACCTGTGATAATTCCTTTCAGATAACCTGTAAATGAAGTTGTTGTTCCTACTCCAGCAATCGCGGTGCTTGTAATAGCACTTGTTACGCCATATCCAACTTGAGCGCCGAGATTGCTTAGGTTGGTTGTATTAACACCAATTCTTTGATCTGCGAAATCATCAATAAAACAAACCTTTAGGTTATTTGCCCAAGAACCTGGATTCTTTGCTGCATAAACAAATTGTACACTTTGACCGGACCAAGAATTGTTGTAGTTATCGTAGTTTTTAATTTTTGCATTGGTTGTAGCTGCATATCCAACGGCAGCATTTGCATTATTGAGTGAAGTTCCGTCAACTCTTGCAACCTTAAGAACACCACCATACGAAAGGAATGATGAAGCAGTCATCCAATACTCATACTGAGCATCAGTTGAAATTGGCTTTCCAAAAGTGTTAATTAATTCTTGCTCTGTTGTGATGTCAATTGCTTGCTCTACAGGACCAATTGCAAAGGGTCCCGCAATTGCACCAATATTGTCCAATACATTATCAGCTCTCCCAACAGTTAAATCAACTTCCCTAGTAAGTACTCCAGGAGATAATTGAGGAGTCGCCATGTTTTTCTCCGTAAATCTCAGTTTATCTAAAAAATATTTATCAAAATGTTATTTTTCAGGGGGGAAACATGACGCGAACTATCTACCAGTCAGGATACTCCCACTTATCGAATACTTTAGAGACCATTTTACTCGTAACGACTCTTTTAATCGTACATTCCTTGCACTCATATGAATATGATGATGCTACAGGTCCTCTTTCCTTATGAGTTCTGTAAAAACTCTCTATTAAATTTTTTACTTCTCCACAAGACCTACATTTTCTATCAGTAAGCAATAAATGACTAAGTTTTATTTGCTTATCTAGGTCCATTACATATACTCCCACATATATGATCTATCTCCATACTCATCAGTGAACCATCTATCACCATCTACATCAACAAAACTATTTCCATCAAGGCCATCTGATATAAAACCAAATGGTGCCATATCTTGTTCTATTTGATTTTTTTGTTCCTCATACAACCTCTTCCTAACATCCTGGTCAGTCAATTCTTTAAAGTAGTCTTGAGCAACTAACCAAGCATAAATTACTAGGCACATTGCCAAGTCATCATTACATCCTTCTTCAGCCTCAAAGGAATTGTGTTTTTGAATAAATGTTGTTAGCTCCGAAATTATTTCATAATCATTTAAATAAAGTTTATCCTCCTCAATCATAGTTTTGAGATTAAGACATCCAACCTTCTTAACAGTTTTGGACATCTTAACGCCAAGTTGAGTTTTCTTTCCAGAAAAACCTTGTCCAACTATTTGACCAGCTCTACCTCTCATCGAACACATAAGGAGATTCTTATATTCTAGGTCATATTGAAGAATACTTGCCACTTGATCTCCAACATCATTTACCTCACATAAAATATACGCTTCATTATAACTTTTTCCAACCTCATCAATAATGCTTGGAAAAAGCATCGGTTTAATCTCATTATTTCTATACTTGGCAACCACTTTGTGTGGAAACTGGGTAATGTCTACAACAGTGAAAGCCGAATAGTCATTTCCAACGCCCCTAGCAACATCCACAGTTATCAAATAGTCATGATTCTCTATAGGATCCACATATACATCTAAACCCGCGCTACGGGTCTTAGGATGGTCGTAAACGAGGTTCCTGAGTTTGGATGGTGCAATTAGAGTATCAACAGATCCTAAGAATTCACATTCAAACTCAACTTTAAATTGTTGTTCAGATGTGTTTGCAATTGTCTGTTGTTTCCATTGTTCATCTCTACCGGGAACTTCAGACCAGTGGACATCGGTATATACATATTCATTCTTACCTTTTTCTGCATCATGCCACATACGGTAGAAGTGATTCATACCGTGTGGCGTTGATACAATAATTACTTTTGTGTTTTTACCTGAAGTAATTGTTGGATATACCGAAGCAAAAAATGAATCTGCTATGTGATTTGGAACGAACGCAAATTCGTCCAAAAATAGGATGTT